TTGCAAAATATCAGTTCAAAAGCTCTTTGTCTGCATTTAGCCGGCCGGCAGCTGCTGAGGAGTGAAATCCCGTTTCCGGATGACTCGTTGGACAGCGAATTCATAACCAAAACAAAAGGCATCATAAGAAAGAAGACAGGATTTTTTTGTGAGAGATGCGGCAATCAAGACCGCCATCTGTTTTATAGCTTTCCCTGTCAAATCTGCGGCAAGGAAGCCTGCACTTACTGCCGTGCCTGCATAATGATGGGGCGTGTGAGCGAATGTTCTTTCCTATATGGCTGGAAAGGGCCTAAAACCGAATTCCCCATCCTTGAGGAAGTCATGGCCTGGACCGGAGAATTGTCAGATGGACAGCAAACGGCCTCCAACCGGGTTGTAAAGGCAGTAGAGAAGGGAGAGCAGCTCCTGGTATGGGCGGTTTGAATAGCCAACAATGAATACCTAAAAAAATGTGTTATTAAAAACGCCAATCAATTTTGACGTGATCATGTTCGATATAAATTTGTCTAATGCAACTTTGCACTATTGCTCTCTTGTCGGGGAAATCAAGTACATCTAAATTATGTTTTATGTTATCTAACATATCCTCAGAAATTATAAATGTGTCTTCTTCTTGTATGGTCTGCTTGTTGATTATTCGATTTTTTTCTTCGGTTAACTTCGATAATTGTTTCTCTAATAAATTATTATCGATTTTCTCATTGGTATATAGCTGGATCAAACGTTCAATTTTTCTGTCAACATCTTTAAGGAGCTTATTATAATCTACAGTAGGTCTCTTTTTCTGATCAGTTGATTTTTTTAATAACATGTTTTTTAATTCTTCAAGTACTAAGGACTCAATTTTATCTTTACTCCAGATTTTGTTTACACATTTAGTTTCATATTCGGACGGAAATCTACGTGCTTTACATATGTAATAATAATAATTTTTCTTATTTTTCTTTGATATTCCAGTTGAATAAGCTACAAACGATTCACCACAGCAACTGCACCCCAATAAACCACTCAGGAGGCTTGTTTTAGCCTTATGAGCATTATTACCCTTGTGGCGTCTCAGAAGGGCTTGTACGCGGTCGAATTGTTCTTCTGTGACTATTGGATCGTGTTGACCCTGGTAAAGCTCACCTGCAAACTTTACTTGTCCGATGTATAGAGGATTGGATAGGATATCTCTGTACCTTCTGAATCTCCAAACTGGATAACCTTCTTCTTTTAAGTTCTTTTGGACAATGGTTATAGAGTGATATGCTTCATAAAGATCAAATGCTCTTTTTATGTGTTTTGACTCATCTTCCTTTAATACAAGATGGCCATCTACCCTGGCATACCCTGCAGGATCATAATCCCCGCCCATAACTCTCAAACCATTCTCTGCTCTTTTGATATGGCCCATTCGCATTCTTTCTGCAATAGTTTCTCGTTCTAATTGCGCGAAAACAGATAAAATTCCTATCATCGCTTTTCCGAATGGTGAGGAGGTGTCTAATGTTTCAGTAATCGATACAAAATCCACATCGTTTTTTAAGAAATGCTCTTCAATAAGTTCTAACGTATCTTTTTGTGAACGAGACAATCTGTCTAATTTATAAACAACAACCGCATCTATTTCCTTTAAATTTTTCAGCATTCTTTGCAAATCAGGTCTCTCCAGTGTGGATCCAGAAAATCCCCCATCGATATAAAAGTCCTGAACTTCCCAATTTTTCGCTTTGCAATACGCTTCTAATCGTTCTCTTTGAACTTCAATACTATAATTTTCAATCTGTTCCTGTGTACTAACTCGAATATATAGTGCAGCTTTAACCATTATGAACCTCCAATTTTAGAATTTAATATTTAGAGGAGCCATGTACCAAACTAATTTTCCTTTAATATGGATTGGGTTAAATTCTTGCTCCTTTGAATTATAAAACTGAGTTGTATGTTTAGGGTTATAGCTTTCTGGTTCTAAAGTAATTCCATCTTGGAATTTATAAAAACGTTTTAGAGTAGCGTCATAACCATTCACAGCCACTGCTGCGATATCTCCGTTCTTTACCTCTTGAGTTGGATCTATTAAAGCTAAGGCATCTGGAGGAACAACTTTATTCATGCTGTCCCCAGTAACTTTCACTAAAAAGGCATCAGGATATTTATCAGCAATTTCAAACGGAACATTTACCCATTCTTGTACTGCTACCATTTCGATTGGAAGACCTGCTGCTATAGATCCAAGCAAAGGTACTGGTTTAGAAAAACCATCAATATTATGGTGTTTTAAACTAATTGGATTAACTTTTGAAGTTTTATCTTCTATAATGTCACTTTTTCTAATTCCAAAGTGATCTGCGATTTTTTGAATAGCTCCCATTCTTGGTTCTTTAATTCCGTTCTCCCAAGTTGAGACTGCTTTATCAGTAACCCCTGCAATCTCTGCAAGGTCTTTTTGGGAAAGATTATGCATTTCTCTTAGTTTTTTTATATTTTTACCAATACTCATTTTATATCCCCCCCGGTCTTCTGTTATTAAATATCATAAACTAAAAGTAGAATATATTCAACTTAAAGTCGAAAAAAATCTACTTTTAATATAGTAGGACACTTTTAAAGTAGAAAAAGTAGATAGATTTATTATTGACATTCTACTTTAAGTAGATTAATATTTGGTTAAGCAAGATGAAAAGCGAGGTGATAACCATGATACTCACTTTAAAACAAGCTAGAATGCTAAAGGGTTTTACACAACGCGACATAGCTAAACGTCTAGGGATTCACGTTCAAACTTATAGCAAGATGGAAAAGGATCCGGATAACGTAACTATCGGTGAAGCAAAAAAAATCTGTCGAATCTTAGATGTAAGTTATGATTTTATTTTTTTTAACCATGACTCTACTTTAAGTAGAGAGAGGGAAGGGAGTTTACTTCAAAAGTAGAGAGAGGTGGAGGGATGAAAATAAAACAGTCGTTTCAAATCATTAGCGTTTCGATTGATGGATTTGAATTTCAAGCACCTGAAGGGTTGGCTGAAGTTTTAAATAGGAACAACGCATGGGAGTATGTTGCTCCGGACGAAAAAAAGTCAAGTAGTTCTTTAATGCAAGAATATGACAGAAAAGTGGTTTATGAGAACGGGACGCTATCCACAGTGTTGACTTATAAAGGAAAAGCTAAACAAATCTCGTAGGAGGTAATCATGGTCACTTTAACTACATTTGTATTTTGTCTTTTGTTGGCAAGCACGTTCAGTTTTATGTTAGGTGGAATCTTTGCTAGAGAGGAAATGAAAGGAGGTGAAAATAATGAATGAAATCATCACCACGAATCAAAATGAACAGGGTGAAATTATTGTAAGCGGCCGGGAGCTTCATAAATTTCTGGAAGTTAAGACTGAATATCGAAAATGGTTCGGCCGAATGACCGAGTATGGATTTAATGAAAAAATTGATTTCCTAAGGGTGACCCAAAAATGTCCGACCCCTGGAGGAATGCAAGAAATTGTAGATCACCACATCAAATTAGATATGGCAAAAGAAATCTCCATGATCCAGAGAACGGAAAAAGGAAAGCAGGCCCGTCAGTATTTCCTGCAGCTGGAGAAACTATGGAACAGTCCAGAGATGGTAATGAAAAGGGCGCTTCAATTTGCTGATCAAAAAGTAATTGAGCTAAAAGAGAAAATTGCTTTGGATAAACCAAAGGTTCTGTTTGCGGAGGCGGTGGAGGTCTCACAGTCATCCATCTTGATCGGAGAGCTGTCAAAGCTGCTAAAGCAGAATGGAATTGAAATTGGGCAAAACAGGCTGTTTGAATGGCTGCGGGAGAAAGGATATCTCATTAAGAAAAAAGGAGAGATGTTTAACCTGCCTTCTCAGAAAAGCATGGATTTGGGTCTGTTTGAAATTAAAAAGAGAATTGTCAGCAATCCAGATGGGTCCAGTCGTACAACCAGAACGCCTAAGGTAACTGGAAAGGGTCAGATTTATTTCATAAATAAATTTCTTAACAATGAAATGAAAATAGCTGAGTGAGGAGATGAGAGAGATGCCTGAAAGAACGATCAAGTCTATAGAAGTAGATGCAAGAAGATGGGTTCATTCGATTGAGATTGGAAACAAATACGCAGACAAAATTGTTGAGGACATTATCGAGAGGGACGGGCAATACATGCTGTTCGATCAAAACGATGAGCTGATTGCAGAAATCAATTTGCCGGTTTTGTGTGTGAGATATCAATATGATGCATTGGAGGTTTGCTAAGTGAAGATTATCTTTAAAGCTTTGACCCTTACTAATTTTAAATCGCACCGTGATCTGACAGTTGAGTTTGGCGACACGACACAGATCACGGCGGATAACGCGAAAGGAAAGACTACCGTTGTGGAGTCTATCCCATGGCTATTGTACGGCACTGATGCCACAGGAAGCAAATTGAATCCTGCGCCTATTACATACGAGGCAGAGGAGACGATGGTTTCACTTTTATTGGATATTGATGAAAAGTCTTTATTACTGGGCAGAGGCCTAAAGAAAGGCAAAACTGCGTATTACATCAACGAAGTGCCATCAAAAGCTGGCGAATTTAATGAGATTGTCGAGAACCTATTCACGAAGGATTTATTCCTATCGCTGTTCAATCCTCATTATTTTCCCTCTCTACATTGGGAGAAGCAAAGGGCCACGTTACTGCAATATGTATCCTCTCCAGCAAATAAAGAAGTATTAAAGCATATGCCGGACGAGCAACACAAATGCCTAGCTGCTTTATTAAAAAAGCATAGTTTAGATGATATTAAGAAAATCCACGCTGAGAATAAGACAAGCCTGGACAAAAAATATATAGCTGCACAAAGCCGGACAAAGACACTTAAAGAGCAGCTGGATAGGTTTTCCGATATTCAAGCTCCCATCGAATCATTGAAAGTGGAACTTGCACAAATAGATAAGCAGGTGCGGGAGAAAGAAAACCAGATGGATGACATATGGGATAAAAATCAGGATTTCAATAAGACTCAGGCTGAGATTTTGAACCTGCAGCAACAAATTGAAATGTCATTCGAGCGTTGGCAAAAAATAAAAACACAAGTTGCCCAGGATACTTGTGACATGTGTAAACAACCTTTGGATGAAGAAGCGGTTTCCGAGGTGAATGCGGAAATCGAGCAACGCAAAGCTGATCACAGGAAGCAGCATAAAGAGCTTGTTAGCAAAAGGAACGAACTGCAAGAAAAATTAGCTGGCCTGGAATTTATCGATCCAGCTGTACTTAGAGAGGAAATCAAAAAGCTGGATGAATCAGGACAGCCATTGCGCTCTGCTATTAGAGAATATGCTGAGTTTAATAGATTACAAGAAGAAACTGAACAAGCTAAGACAGATGAAAAAGACACACTTAAATCCCTCAATGAATCAATTTTCATCCTGGACAGTGTGAAGGCATTCAAGGCCAAGGAAGCCGAATTACAGGCTGAAAAAGTACAAGCTCTATTTGATACTTTATCCGTCCGCCTGTTTGAAGAACAGAAGAATGGCGAGTTGAAAAACACCTTTGAAATCGAACTGGATGGTAAGCCGTACAGGACCCTGTCATTGTCCGAAAGCATCCGGGCAGGCTTGGAATTAAGGGATGTCCTTAGCCAGCAGAGTGACCTTGTTACGCCGGTTGTCGTGGATAATGCTGAGTCCATTACGAAATTTAAGGAGCCTATCGGACAGATGATATTAAGCCGGGTAGTTGCCGGGCAGGAACTGAAAATAGAAGGGAAGGATGCGGAATGAAACGCGGCAAACGATTAACCGTCCGTCAGCATAAAGCCGTCCAAGCCATCGGGATTAAGGAAAGCAAAGACTGGCTCTTTCTTAAGCATCCAGAAGGGGAAAACATGACGATTATCCATCGGTATACAGGTCAGACCCGGGAGGTTCCGCATGAGTAAAGATCACATTGAGCACCCGGACGTTACCCAGATTAGGAAAACGGGATATGCCAATATGGTCGCCCAGCCGGAGCATTCAGGTACAGATTACTTTGGCAATGAAATCCTAGAAGGGGATTCCATCGTGCTTGATCCGGAGAATGGTGAGGCTGTTCCGGAAGATAGATTGGAAGATTACCTGATTGAAGCTAAAGGTTTCATATTCAAAATTGCAGATTGATAGGAGGAGTTTAAATTATGGCAAACAATATCATGGGGCTTGATTTAAAAATTGATGAAAAGTATATCGGAGAAATCGTACAAGGAGTAGTTCAATCAAGCATTGCTGAAGCTTTAGGGAAAAAAGATGAACTTGTTAGCACAGCCATTAAAACAATGCTTATGACAAAAGTTGATAAGAGCGGTAAGGTAAGCAGCTACTCTAGTGATAATAAATATAACTTAATCGATTATCATGTCCACACGACTGTCACAGAACTTTGCAAGGAAATGGTTAAAGAAATTTTGGATGAAAACAGAGAATCTCTTAAAGAAGAACTTAAGAGGCAGTTGTCAAGCCAAAGGAGTATTGAAGCCTTCACGAAAAGCATGATAGATAGCACAGTTGAAAATCTATCAAACAAGTGGAACCCTTCTCTGACAGTCAAATTTGATGAAGAAGATAGATATTAAGGAGGAATTTAACAATGGCAAACAATAATTCAATCGTTACTCAAAATACGGAACTTAATGAGTTACATCAGATCGGTGACTTCGGCGTTAATGAACTTATGACTATGAAAGAGACGGTAGGTAAAGATTTATCGATCCCACAGTTTAACCTCTTCATGTATCAATGTAATCGAATGGGGCTGGATCCATCACTAAAACATGCTTTCCCAATTGTGTATGGAGGAAAGATGGATATTCGGGTTTCATATGAAGGGCTGAAATCCTTGGCTCAAAAGTCTGAGGGATATCAAGGGATTTTCTCGCAAGTTGTTTGCGAAAACGAAATTGATGACTTCGATGTGGTTTTAAATGATGAGGGTGAAATGGTTGGTGTAAAGCATAAACCGAGATTTCCTAGAGGCAAGGTGATGGGGGCCTATGCTATTGCCAAACGAGAAAATAGAAGTAATTACGTAGTCTTCATGGATGTTTCAGAAGTTCAAAAATGGATGAAGATTAACGGCAAGTTTTGGAAACAAGATAATGGCGATGTGGACCCTGATATGTTCAAAAAACATGTAGGAACCAGAGCAATAAAAGGACAATTTGATATCGCGGACGTAGTGGTTGAAGGAATGGAGACTGTTACCGATGCTGCTGCCGTCCCTGAATATAAACCGCAAGATCGCAAAGACATCACTCCTAACCAGGATCTTATCGATAAGCCTGTCAGTGAAGAAAAGAAGCCTGTTGAAGATCCAGAGATTAAGAGAATCCGCGGTGATGTGAGCAAAGCCTTTAAGCAGCTGGGCATCCCTAAAAAGGAACAGCTAGCTTATATCGCTAAACATGCTCCAAGTTTCCCAGAAAACCCATCCCTTGCAGATTATGTTGGACTGCTGCAGCTGCTTGAAATGCACTTAGACATGCAGGAAGCGCAAAATTCAAGTAATGACGAGCTGGATTAATTATGAAGGTAGACATCATAGCGAGTGGATCCAAAGGCAATGTAATAGCTATTCGTTCAGGAGAAAACACGATTTTAGCTGATGCGGGGATTCCTAAGACGCAAATTGAGAAAAGGCTATTGGAGGTCGGGATTCGTCCCGACTCCATAGATGCCATCTTTATCACTCATGCTCACTCAGACCACGTTAAAGGGCTGCCAATAGCCAATAAGTACAAGATTCCAGTCTATGCCTCTGAGGGCGAATGGAAAAGCATTAAAGGCGTGGACCCTGAGTTGAAACGAGTCATTAAAGGGAATCTGCAAGCTTTTAATTTTGATATAACGGTCTTTAAAACTTACCACGATGCTCATGAACCAATTGGTTTTGCCATTGTGGACAATGTTGGGGATAAAGTGTCTGTCTGTTTGGATACTGGCAAGGTGGACGAGGAAATGATTCAAGCCATGAAATACAGCAACTTTTTCATTATTGAATCCAATCACGAGCCGGCCATGGTTGAGTATTCTCAATATCCAAACAGCGTCAAAGCAAGGGTCTTATCTGATATCGGTCACTTAAGCAATAAGCAGACTGCGGAAGCCCTGGCCAAGTTGATTAAAGGAATCGGCGAAAAGATTTATCTGACCCACTTATCCAGCAGCAATAACTTCGCTGATCTAGCCAAGATGACAACTATTCGAGAGTTGGCCAGAAGAGGATTTAAAGCCAACAGAGATTATGAAATAGAGGTGTTTTAAATGAAAATTAAACTATTAAAAGATATTCATAAGCAAGGCAGAGGGAGAATTGCCAATAAAGGCGAGTTGTTTGAAGTACGTCAGTTGTATTCTCTTACTCTTTTAGACAGACGTTGGAAATACCAAGTTATAGATGGAGCATTATCAGGTGAACTATTTGATCCAGATGTTTGCCTGGAGATTAAGGAAGACGATGAGCAGCCTGCAGAAGATGTATTTACAGAGCAAGAAGTTGAAGATATCAAACTGCACTATATCGAGCAGCTGGATAAGGAAAAAGAGAAAAATGATCGTCTGATTCTGGCTGTCACTAATCTAATCAGGCTGATGGCAGAAAGAAACGGGCATGAACTTAAAATCGATGAGCTTTTAACTTTAATGAAAGAGTCTCCTTTATTCCAGATCAACACTATTCAGAGATAAAGAACGGATGAAGCTTTATGGCCAGTCCACAACTTAAAAAAGGATTTACACGAATTGCAAACGAGATTATGGAACACGTAATAAAGCTGCCATTCAATGGTACACAGCTTAGAATATTGCTCTTCATATGGAGATGTACCTACGGCTTCCAAACGACTGAGAATGATTTTTCTATAACATATATTGCTAAAAAGATAAATGCAAGCAGAAGCCAGGTTGATCGTGAATTAAAAGTTCTAATAGATAGCCAGGTAGTTAATGTATTAGGAACAGGTGAAAAAGGGGCGAGGGTTTTGAGCTTTAATAAAAATTATGATGAATGGGGACAGCCGGAGAGCAAAAGGAAGTCCTCTCTTTCCTCCAATATAGAAAATAACGAGCAGGAAGAAAAGCCAAAAAAGAAACGTGCTGCTAAGCAAAAATACGGAGAAGATAACTCCTATTATAAAATGGCTCTTTATTTCCACGAGAAGGTGGCTGCTGTGGCGAAAGAGGCGGGCGTTGAGCATCTTATCAGAAAAGCAAATTTACAAACCTGGGCAGATGATTTTCGAAAGCTGGTTGAATTAGACGGTGTTACCAAAAAATTGGCCAAGGAAGTAATGGATTGGGTTGTGAAGGATTCATTTTGGAGAACGAATGTCCTTTCTGCCAAGAAGCTCCGTGAAAAATTCGGGGATTTAGCAATCAAGATGAATACAGAAAAGAAACCAAAACAAGCCGCAGCTCCACAACGCAGGGATGCAAGGGACATAGATATCGAGTTTCAAAGATGGATAGCAGAAGGGAAGAATCCGGATGAATTTAACTGGAACTGAAATTACTGCAGAACAATCTGTTTTAGGTGCAGTGTTCCTGGATCCTGATGTTTTAGATCAAATAGCATTTTTAGAGGAAAGAGATTTCTTGCTTCCTAAGCACAAGGAAATCTATAAAGTTATGAGATTCCTGGAAGAGAAGCAGAAGCCGGTGGATATCGTTACTGTGACCGATGCTTATGTCAAGTTTGGAGATATTGATAGAATCGGGGGCGTCACCTATTTGTCAGAATTGGCCGCCTCCTGCCCTTCTACAGCAAACATAGAGCATTATGCTCGGATTATACGCTCTAAGGCCATGGAACGGCGAATAAAGAACACAGCACACATAATTGATGGAATGAGCCGGGATGATTATGAATCAGATGAAGAGTATTTTTCATATATTGAGCAGCTCATCACTGAATTACGGCCGCAGGACAATTCTCAAATGCTCAGCTTTTCAGAAACGAAGGAAGAGTACTATACGCATTTAAAAACTCCTGCAGAGTATATAAAAACGGGATTTAAGGAGTTTGATAGATGGGCGCACGGACTTTGGCGGGGGTGGTTATTTATCAGCGCCGGCCGGCCATCAGTCGGAAAAACAGCCATTGCGCTACAGCGAATTTATGGAGTCGCTAAACAGAATGAAGGGGTTGTCCTGGTATGGAGCCAGGAAATGAAACGTAACTCCTTGAAGGACCGGATGCTCTCTTCTTTAACTGGTATTCCATTTCAAAGGATTAAGATGAAGAACCTTAATGATAGAGAACAAGCCCTTTTAGATCGTGCATATGAGAACTTTGAATACCTTCCGATTTTTATGGAGGACAGCGCTGGTGTAACCATTGAGCATATAAAGGCTACGGCCAAACAGTTTAAGAAGAAATACGGAAAGATTGCCATGATCGTGGTGGATTATTTACAGATTATGAATATCCCACAGACAAAGGGAGATACCAGGGCGCTGGCAATTGGAAGAGTGACCGGTCAGGCGAAACAGATTGCAATGGAAATGAATTGCTGCTTCATGATGCTTTCCCAAATGACAAGGGACTCGGAAAAGGGAGGTATTCCAAGACGGCCGGTATTAGCAGATTTGAAAGAGTCCAGTTCCATAGAGCAGGACGCCGATGTGGTGGAGTTTTTATGGACCGAAGGGGAAACGTCCTCACACGGTAAAATCATCAATCAGACCTTTGCAAAGGGCCGTGACATTGGAGTGAATGAATTCAAGCTACTCTTTCTGAACTGGAAACAAAAATTTGAAGAGCTTCCTTTAAAAAAGGATGAAAGTTGAACGGGGGAAGAAAGATGCGTTTTGTAGGAATTGATCCATCCACTAAAACAGGATTCGTGGCAATGGATCCCGGCAGTATCGTTTTAAGAGGAAAAGAGCTGAAAGGCATCGGCTCTGAGGATCCTAAAAGGATTGTTACTTTAACACAAGAAATCATGGAGCATATACGCCCTGATGACTTTATCTGTATAGAAGGTGTGCCCTTTGATACCCAGAGGGCTGCGCAGGCAGGCTGGATACATGGGAGCATCCGTAATGCTTTGTATATGAGGAAAATTCCATATTATGAGGCGGCGCCTAATGCAGTAAAGAAATTTGTAAATGTTACCGGCTGGGAAGGTGAAGTTGGCCATAAAAGGAGATTGAAAGGTCCAGAAAAAAAGTTAGCTGTCATGAAGGCAGTCGAAGAACATTTCGGCTTTACTCACAGCAGTGACAACGTGGTGGACGCTTATATTATGGCTGAAATTGCAAAGGCTATCAGGAGGGCAAAAAGTGGGTTATATCCCAAACTTTCATACCAGCGAGAGGTCATTGAAAATATCTTAAATCCTCAGCCAAAAGCTAGAAAGCCGAGAAAGAAGGCTACCAAGGCATGACGGACAAACAGAAACGCAGGATCCGTAAGTCTCTGAAAAAGAGACAGAAGGAGCAACTGGCCAGGTCGTGGAGAAACATTTTTGTTAAATCTGGATATCTAAAAGAGGTGAAAAGCTGATGGCTTCTTATACCCAACCTGTCTTTATCCGCCGCCGGAAGAAGAGTGAGGCAGAACAAGCCATAAACGATCTTCTAGCCAGGGGATTTGAATTAGTGACTCCTTTGAGGCAGGAAATGGCAAGTGAGAAATTAGATCAATATTCTTTTGAGAAACGTTATACCAGTGAGGATTTTTCTTCCCCGTGGGTTGCTAAGCTGGTTCGGACAAAGTAGACACACACTATGCGTTAAAAGGAGATTTTATGAGAATACAAACAGCATTAGATGAAAGCACTAACTTTTAATTTGCGGAAATTGATGGAGAAGATGGTGCAACAGCGATAATCGTACAAAACGAGGAAGGCGAGTTTAACTTTTATTGCACTGCTGAACACGCAGAAGCATTGGTAAAACAACTTCAAAAGTACATCAATAAGCAAAAGTTAAAAGTCGTTAAGTAGGACGAAGTTTGATTAAATAATGCGGAAAAAGGAGCGATTCAAATGCAAGTATCAGTTAAAGCACATTTCAATAAACAGACAAAGGATAGCAAAAAGGAGCTTGTTCAGTTCCATGTTAAAGGGGACGATGAGAAAAAGCCTGAATTGAGGGATCTTACCCGTGAAGTTGTCATCTTGGAAATTGAGGGAGTAGAACAAAAATTACGCTGTGAATTTAATAAATCTACTAAAGACAGCAAAAAGACGGTTCTGGAGTTCATTGTCAAAGGTGATGCTTCTGCAGAAAATACATTCAACTTTTATAGAAAAGCAGGCTCGGACGTCTCTTTAACTATTGTCGAATCACAAATGAGTACAGATGATTTTGAGGAGAAGCATGAGGGCCTTGAATATAAAGTGGACAAGGATAGTACGGCATCTATTTCTCCTGATCAATTGTCCCTGGAAGATGTGGACGGCCAAGAAGATGAAGCAGCTGCGGGTCAGGATGAACCAGAGCAAAAGGAAGAAGATCCATTCGGGGATTATTATCCAGATGCGGATGAGCTAGATTAATAGGAATGGCCCTGGGCATACGCTCGGGGCTGAAATGAAAAATGCCAGGATTTCTCCCGGCCATGGTGTATGTTTTGGTGGAAATATTATACCACAGGGGGAGAATTTTATGAGCAATCAATTATCATTCTTTCCGGATGTTGACGAGAAGGAAATACGCTCCATTGTTGTAAAAGAACTTAAATTATTCCGAGCGCTTAAAATACAGCAGCTTAATAAGAAAGAGCTGAAAGAAAAAGGGATAACCATTGATATATTTCCAAAATTGAATGATAACGATCAGGAGAAGGAAATGAAGGTGCTCCATATGGAGAGAGCGCTGAATAGTTTGGACTGTATCGAACGGCAAATCATAGAACAGAAATACTTAGCGATTGAACGTCAAAATGACATAGATATTTATTTGGATTTATGCCTGCAGAAAACAGCTTATTACGAAAAGAAGAAGCAGGCTATTTTTATGATTGCTCATTGCTTGAATATTATTTGATCTTTGGAAGGAGTGAGGGAAATTGGAGCAGCTAAGCATTTTCGATTTTCTTGAACTTCAAACTCCAGTCAAACCTTTCCGCATAGAGGATGTACTTGAAAAGGCAAAAAAGATTGTAATGCCCATTCATAAAAAGGATTTTGATATTGTGGAGTACAGCATCAGAAGTTTTTGCCAAAACTATTATACTCCGGGTAACACAGGCAATGATGGGCCTAATGCCCATATGGATATAGCGTTGGATATAGGAAGTCATTATTGCGTTCTTACAATTATCAATAAAAATCTAGAAGAGTATAACAAAGGTATCTTTAATCCAAATAGAGTAAATAGATGCTGGATATATAGATCGTGGAAAGAGATGAACGAGAAACCCCATTTATATGACGAAGAATTTAAAAGAAACCAAGATTTCACTTATAGTGTGGTCGATGGCATAAACATTCAAGGATATGAAGATTATGCACGTGACATTCTAAATAATATTAGGTCTTACGAATGGTAAAACAGGAAAATTTTCCGGACAAAAAGCGAACAAAATATGGAGAAAAAGGCAGACAAAGTTGCTGCCTTTTTTTTGTGCCCATTTTTATAACATTAATCTCAGGAAGTGATTCCTGGGATAAGCACAGTCCCTTATCAGTTGTGCTAACCCGAGTAGTCAAACAGGCATGATCTTCATGCTGATGCACCTAGTTTGCGGTGGCTGCGGGCGGGGCGAGGAGGTAAGAGCACTCCAAATATATTTTTTGTAAAGCAGGTACTCTATGGAGCATTTGGTTTAGAGAAAATATATTGTGTACCCACGTGGAGTACACCGTTTTCTTGTACCCACGTGGAGTACAAAGTTGTACCCATATGGAGTACAGTAATGTACCCACGTGGAGTACACTTGAAATTTTTCCTTCATTAGAGCACGATTCCTAAAGAAAACATAAAGAAAACATAAAGAAAACTACCTTGCAAATATCTTGCAAGGGTATAATGGTTTTAATAATTAGGATAAGGAGTGATCAGATGAAAGATCCAGGCGTAGTGGGAAGTAAGGATTTAGATCCAGGTGGAACAACAAGACCATAAAGAAGAAAGGCATCCATTAATTTGGGTGCTTTTTTTATTGAAAGAAAGGATGAGGAGAATGAATACTTATCGTGAAAGATTAGATGAAATCGCAAAGCTGTTTAAAGAAGCAGCTGAAAGGCTAATGATTTTAATCCGGGAAACGTGGGAGAGTATTAAAGAACATCTTATGAATCACGTTACTGAATATCTTGAAGGCAATCATCCAGTGCATCCTGCAGCTAAGCATAAGCCATTTCAGAAAGCATTTATTAAACATCAGGTAATAGATCGTAAGCCGGCATTTATTCGAGCCAGGACTTCATGTTAATGAGGTCTTTTAATTTTGTCAGATGCAGGTTGAACACCACAAATTAAGGAGGAAATAAGATGCAAAACAAAGTACAGGAAGCAGCTAAACAAAAGGTCATTGAGTTACTGGAGAAGTACGATGTATCCTACATCGATTACGATGCAAAGGAAGATGAGTACAGTATTCGCCTGGATAAGGAACAGGATGACATCACTCGAGCATATGTTGATGGCGGAAAGATAGCTGAGCGTATTTATACTGAAATAGAACCAGGTGAACAAATCCTTGCTGGTAAAGAAACTGATGGGTGATGTTCAATGGCTGCTGAGTACAAGACAGAAGCACAGAAGAAGAAGTTCTATCGCTCAAGTGAATGGGAAGCCTTAAGGCAGCAGGCTCTTAAGCGTGATAACTATGAGTGCCAGCAATGTAAACGTGAGGGCAGAGTTCATGCGGACTCACGCAAGGTCGAGGGCGGACGCAAGAGCATTGAGCTTAACGTCCATCATAAGTATGAGATTGAACACTATCCGCAGCTGGCTCTTGTATTGGACAACCTGGAGACTGTCTGCTTGAACTGTCATAACAAAGCGCATGGTCGAGTCTTTGGCCAGGCTAAGAAAAAGAAATGGGATGACGAACGATGGTAGTCATTGAGAGAAGTATATATAATATGTATAACTAAACTTAGGATGGAGGGAGACATAATGGCCTATGAATTAAATGATTTACCAGAACATTTAGGTACCATTAATTTTAATGGCAAAAGGTATGAAGTATTAAAGATTGATCATTGTGATGAGACAGGAAGACATACATGGCACTTGAAAGATGAAACAGGTGAAATTGTTTTAATGGAATATGAAAAGCCTTCTTTTGAATGCCGAACTGTTTAATCACAGTCGGTATTTTTTTATGAAGAAAAGATTAACACCCCCCGGTCAAAAGTTTTGCCGAATTTTTTTAACCCGGGGACCGGGCAGGGGTCTCAACTCGCAAATATTTTTTCTGAATTCGCGCACGTATGGGGGTGTGGATAGGGGGGAGGGGTAGCATGAACAAAATATTAGAAAATTTAAAAGCGCAATTAATGACCCGGATTGACGTTGACGATTTGCTGGAAGTGGATAAAGTAAATCGTTATATAAAATTACGGGAGTTGGATGCAGCTTGTGATGAAGCCATTGAACGGGATGGGGCGACTATTGTAATAGAAAATGGTTCGCAAAGGTTTATTAAGGCTCACCCGGCAATGAATGAAAAGAATAAATTAAACTCGCAGCTGATTGCGCTGGAAAAGAGCATGAATTTCACCAATGGAAACCTTGTCCCTTCCTCTTCATCCTCGCCTGTGGAAGGGAAACCAAGTGATTATGAATCAAGTGATTTAGTATGACCACTCAGAAATATGTAGATGAATATATTCACCTGTATGAGACAGGGAAAATTAAGTTAAATGAAGAACGAATATTGCTTATAGATTTTGTTCTGAAGAACATTAGCGAGAATGATGATATTTATTTTGATGACGAATTGATTGAGAATTGTATTGCATTTGGTGAGAAGTGGTACTTCCCATTAACTGCATTTCAAAAATTCTTAATAGCATTCGTTTTTTTATTTTGGAAAAAAAATGATCGTGTCGTCTTTCGAAAATTCCTTTGGATGCTTGGACGAGGCGGCGGGAAAAATGGTCTGATTACAGTTATATCAAACTTTCTTATTAGTGAGCTTCATGGTATTGAAGATTATAATATTTCAATTGTTGCTAACAGTGAGGAGCAAGCTAAAACCTCGGTTGATGAGGCATATAAATGTGTGAAAAAACATGAAGTGTTGCAGCGGGCTTTTAAAGCCACATTAACGAAGATCGTATCAAAGAAGACCAATTCCATCTTCACCTTCCGCACGTCCAACGGCGGCACAAAAGACGGCCTCCGAGACGGTGCTGTTATCTTTGATGAGATCCATCAATATGAAGATAACAAAGATGTACGGGTTCATATTTCAGGACTTGGTAAAAAGCGTAATCCAAGAGAGTTCTATATTGGCACTGATGGATATGTACGCGAAGGCTTCTTAGATAAATTAAAAGAAAAGGCCATGAAAGTTTTAAAAGGTGAAGCAAGGTGGAATTCTCTTTTTCCGTTCATCTGTAAGCTGGATGATGAATCAGAAGCAGACGATCCGGAACTATGGGAAAAAGCGAATCCAATGTTGTGTGAACCTCGGAGCGATTATGCACAAGGTCTTTTCGATACGATTTATGAAGAGTACGAGGAGCTGGAAGACGATCCATCAAACTTTGAAGAATTCATGACGAAGCGGATGAACCTTCCTAAGGTTGATTTAGAAAGGTCTGTAGCAAGCTGGGAAGAAATCGAAGCTACAGATCGTGAGGTACCTGAACTGTTAAATGAGGAATGCATAGGGTGTTTAGACTATGCTTCGATTCGTGATTTTGCAGCATGCGGCCTTTTATTCAGGGATGCAGAAGAAAATTACATTTTCAAAACTCATTCATTTGTCCGTAAAGAATTCGTGGATAAACATTACGCTTATTCGAAAAAGATGAGCGATAATGTGAAAAATCAAAAGAAATTGGCTCCTATTCGAGAATGGGAAGAAGAGGGATTGTTATCAGTCCTTGATGGCCCCTCTATTGATCCACACATAATTGTTCAATGGTTTGTGGAGATGCGTAAGTATTATGTCATTAAAAAAATCGTTGCAGATAATTTCCGAATGGAGATTTTAAAGCCACTGTTCGAGACTGAGGGATTTGAAGTGGAGATTATAAGAAATCCACGTGCCATTCACAGTTTATTGGCTCCGCGAATTGAAACAGCTTTTGCGAATCATCAAATAATTTTTGGGCCTAATCCGTTAATGCGTTGGTACACCAATAATGTACTTGTGGTTACTGATAAACGAGGCAATAAGGAGTATCAGAAAAAAGAACCTGTAAAGCGTAAAACAGATGGCTTCCAAGCATTTGTTCATGGGATGTATCGGGCAGATGAAATTGTAATAGGCGGATCATTCGCCTTTGCTGATATCAATTTTTAAAGGAGGTGAGGAATTGGGGCTTTGGGATTTGATTGTAAATCGTAAAAGTAGTGAGGCTAGCTTTATATTTGATCTTGAATTGATTCAAGTTACATCGAAGAGACTGCACATGAAAAGGTTAGCTATTGATACATGTGCTTCTTTTTTGGCGAGAACCATAAGTCAATCTGAATTTAGGATTAAACAAAATGATGAATTTATAAAAAATGAATTATATTATCGGTTGAATATACGTCCTAATAAAAATCAAACAGCAAGTACGTTTTGGCAAAAAATTATGTACAAATTGATTTATGACAATGAAGCACTTGTTATTCAATCCGATGATGAAGATTTATTGATTGCCGATACCTTTGATCATAATGAATATGCAGTTTTTGAAGATACATTTTCAAATGTCAAAATTAAAGACTATACCTTTAAACGAGTATTCAAGCAAAATGAAGTATTTCATTTGAAGTATAGTAATGAATCATTAACACCCTTAGTAGACAGTTTGTTTAGTGATTATGGTGATTTATTTGGCCGTATTCTTAATTCACAAAAGCGAAAAAATCAAATACGTTCAACGGTTAAAGTGGATGCTACGACTGCCAAAAATAAAGATGGCCTGGAGAAATTACAAGAATTTATCAATAAGATGTACAAGGCTATTGGAGAAAGAGATGTAGCAATCATTCCTGAGCAATCAGGCTTCGAATACAAAGAGCACTTTGCTGGCAGTGGAAATGGCATTCAATCTGTGGACGAGATAAATAAAGTGACTGATGGTTTTTTCGATCAAGTAGCAACTGCATTAGGCATTCCTTTAACTCTCATTCGTGGTGATATGGCGGATGTAGAGAAGGTAACAAAAAATTATATGATGTATTCAATTAATCCCATTTTAAAAAAAATCAAGGATGAAGGGTTATTCAAGTTTTTTGATAAGGAAGATATTTTAAATGGAACAAGATTGGAAGTTCGTTCTCCTTCCTATTTGAGCATTTTTGATCTGGCCACATCAATAGATAAATTGCGTTCTTCTGGTGTAGTTAATGGTAATGAAATCAGAACTGAATTGGGATTAGAAAGTGTGGACGAAGACATTATGAAGAATTATTTCATTACGAAAAATTACCAAGACGGTACAGAAGCAGTTAAAGGAGGTGAGAATAAAAGTGAAGCAGATGAAACGTAAATTCGGCTTTAAAAATCAAAAATATAACGAGCAGTTAGCGAGTATCCCACATAATTTTGCTGTTGTTCATGACGAAGAAAAGGGCGTAAGTGAATTAACCATTTATGGAGATATTGGGGAGTCATGGTGGGGAGATTTTACTTCTGCAAAGGATGTAGATAATGCGTTGAAAGAAGCAGGGAGTAACGATTTAGTTATTAACCTGAATTCTCCAGGCGGCAGTGCTTTCGATGGGATAGCTATTTACAATCGTGTAAAGTCTCATAAAGGGAAGGTTACGATCCATGTAGACGGTTGGGCTTGTTCAGCTGCTTCTATTATAGCGATGGCAGCAGATGAATTAATTATGGGTGCGGGATCCATGTTAATGATTCATGAAGCTTCCACTATCGTATGGGGCAGTAAAACACTTATGCGAAAAGAAGCTGATATGCTTGAAAAATTAGAGGATGGCATCATTGATATTTACATGACTCGTGCAAATGTTGAACGAGAAGAAATACGAAACATGGTAAATGAGGAGACCTGGTTTAGTGCAAATGAAGCCTTAGAAATTGGTTTTGCTACTGCCACAACATCAACTGTGGAGGGAGAACCCGATGAAGAATTAGCACAAATGAAAGTCCAAATGCAGACTTTACAAAATGAATTAGATAAATTAAAAAACACGAAACCTAAGAATCCTGCACCTGTTAAACAAAACAGAGCTGTAAGGATTCTTTAATTTTATGAAAATGGAGGAAGTAAATAATGACAATTAAATTCAACAAATCAGAAGCTTTTAAAAGTGCTAAAGAAGCACTAACAGCTGTTTTATCAAAAGAGGATGCTACAGAACAGGAAACGACACAAGCGTATGAAAATTATTTTAATGCGCTTCAAACAGAAGTAGCTTCATCTATTCGTAACCAAGTTAATGATGAAATGCTGGATCGCTCTATCCTTCAACAACGCGGACAAAATGTTCTTACTTCTGAGGAGACAAAGTTCTTTAATGCAGCTGTAATTGATGGTGGATTTAAAGATGATTCTATTCTTCCAGAAACTACACAAGAGCGCGTATTTGAGGATTTGGTAAAAGAGCATCCATTGCTTGCTGTACTTGGTTTAGAAGATTTAGGAGCGGTAACGAAGTTTATTTATTCTGATGCCACAAAAGCCTTTGCTTGGAAAGAACTATTCGGCGATATTTCTGGACAAATTAACGCGGCTTTCCGTTCTGAAAAAGTAGGACAATTAAAACTAACAGCATTTGCGGTTATTCCGAATGATATGTTGGATCTTGGTCCGGCTTGGATTGAACGCTATGTTCGTACTATTCTTGTTGAAAGTTACTCTATAGGTTTGGAATACGGATTTGTAAATGGTCGTGGATCTGCACAAAGTGAGCCGGTTGGATTAATGAAAGATGTTGATCCAGATTCAGGTGCAGTTACAGATAAAACTTCATCAGGTACTTTAACTTTTGCTCCTTCTCAGTATGGTGAAATTGTGGCTGGTGAGCTATATGAAGTTGTCAAAGCATTGTCTACGAATGCAAAAGGAGAGACCCGAAAAGTAGCAGGTAAAATTGTAATGGTTGTAAATCCAATGGATGCTATCGGTGTTCAATTCCGCAATACCATCCAAACTTCCAACGGACAATGGGTAACTGCTTTACCGTACAATATTCAAGTCGTGGAGTCAGAAGAAATCCCAGTTGGAAAAGCTCTATTCTTCCTTAAAGGACAGTATTTGGCTGTAATAGCTGGGGGTTATAAGCTCAGAAAATTCGATCAAACTTTTGCCATGGAAGATGCTACTCTTTACACTATCAAACAATTTGCTAATGGTAAGCCAAAGGATAATAAAGCAGCCTTGGTCTATGACCTTAACATTTCTTTTGCACCTGCATCTGAAGAACCAGCTGGCGCCTGATTGGAGTGATCTAAATGCAGGAAGTTTCTCCTGATTTATTGGCTGAATTTAAAGAGCGCATGCATATAACCCACAACGAGGATGACAATCTGAAAAAATTGTTGTCCTTTTCTATCGCTTCGATAAAAGGCAGCTGCGGAGATTTTAACATTGAGGGAGATAGTGATATCGATCTTAGAGCGAAAGAATTAGTATTTGAACGAACCAGATATGCCTATAATGATGCTTTAGAATATTTCAATGAAAATTTTCTAAGTGATATTAATAGTCTGGGGATATCAATTGCCTTAGCGGAGGAGGACATTGATGCAACCATTTAAGTACAAGCCGCCAAGGGTAAATACAGGCGATTTACGAACTCCGGTTATTTTTTATGAGTATGCTGCCAACGAAGGTCCTGAGCCAGGGGAGTCTGAAAAAAGAATCCTTCACAAGGCCTGGGCGAAGATTGATAATGTCTGGCTGAAAGATTTGGAGATTGCTAAGTCTAACGGAACTCTCTCTGATTTAACAATTACAATCAGAGACCCGCAGGCAGAGTATATCCCGACAAATGAGCATTATTTATCCATTGATGCTCCTGAATACAGGGACAAGCGTTTTAACATCAAATCTGTTCAGCCAGACCTGCAGCATAAAGCATTTATCAATGTGATTGTGGAGTTGGTATCATGAGCATACAAATCACAGGCATGGATCAGTTGCTTCGAAATTTGCAGAGTCGTTTTGGGCCACAACGGATTCAGCAAATCAATGACAAAGCATTAAAGCGCGCGGCCCAGGTTTATGTCCGAGAATTGAAAAGCCAGTTTGAATCATTTAAGGATACCGGCGCTTCAATCGATGAAATTACTATTTCTGCCCCGTTTACAGTCAGAGGGGCTAGAACAATTAAAGTTCACTGGAAAGGGCCGCACAATCGTTACCGGATCATTCACCTTAATGAATTTGGCACTGTAAAGAATCCTAACCCAGCAGGCAAAGGGGCCATTGCCAGATCATTGAGAAATGCAGAAACTGCCTATAGGAATGCGATTAAAGAAGAATATCGGCGTGCTCTTGCTGGAGGTTTATAATGGATATTCTCACAATGATTTATGAAAAGCTTATGGGTGATCCGTATATCAGAGAAAATGCTGACGGCCGGATAAAATATTATGAATTTCCTGATGCCGGGAGCGTTACAGCTCCCAATATTGTCATTGATCCATTGGACGTTCCAATCCCTAAAGATTTCGGAGATAATACCTGGATGACTTATGATTGCCTATTCCAGATAGAAGTTTGGTCGAAGAACAGAGCCTCCACAAGGGAGCTATCGAATCATATCCGGCAGGCTATGTGGGAATTAGGATTTTCACAAGGAACCGGTGTGGATGAATGGGACAAGGATACTGGCGTTTATCGTGATGCCAGAAGGTACAGAGGAAAAGTTTATAGAGAAGATTTAGAGGCCTTGTAAGAGGTCTTTTTTTATTACACAAAAGGAGTGGTTTAGATGAAAAGATATCGTGCAGCTACCGGAGTAGACCGGTTTTATTATGCCCCGTTAGACGAGACAGGAGAAGGAATCACCACTAAAGCTCCCGAGCGTGTGGAATTTTTACAAAATATTGAGATCGAAATGCCGCAGGAAGCAGTACGTGCCTACGGTGATAATAGAGTGGCAGAAATCGCCGTAGCAAGTGGTAATACGTCTGTTACCTCCGCCTTTCATAAAGTACCAAAAGAGGATAAACAAGTGCTGTTTGGTTTGGAGGTTAACGGAGGAATTTATGCTTACGGTTCGGATGATGAACCACCATATGTAGCATGTGTTTTTGCCAAAACCTATCAAGATGGATCTACAGAATGGGTGGGATTGCCGAAAGGGATTTTTCTCCGCCCTAACATCACAGGACAAACAAAGGAAGATGGCGTTGAATTTTCTTCTGATGAAGTCACTGCTGAGTTTATGGATCGTGATATAGAAGGGTTTGACAAACCCAAATCTATCCTGACTGGTACTGATGAAAAAGGAGAAACTACACAGCGTGATGCTATATTCCTCGCTATTTTCGGCAGACCTTTCCCTGGAACTGAAACTGAAACTGCACCGGCGGGGGCGTAAATTATGAGTAATAAAAAAGATAAATATATTGTGCTGTATGATTTCACTGACCTGGAAGACAAGAGTAAGATTTATCGTAAGGGTGATTCTTACCCGAAACCGGCGACAAAGAACATCAGCAAGAAACGATTGGAAGAACTATCCTCAACGAAAAACAAAATTGGATTACCATTAATTAAAAAAATTGAAGAGTAGGCATTATGCCTGCTCTTTTTTATGAAAAGGAGAATGGAAAATGGCAAATTTAAAACGACATATGATTGAACTGGTAAAGGAAGTAAAAGAGGGGGAAGTCGTTACTCAAAAGTATTTGACCCCAGCTTTTATTCCCTTTGCAGTAGTCTATGAAGCAATTGATATGATGGATGATTTTGAAGATAAGGGAGAAAAGAAGAGTGCTGCATCTGAAAAAGAACAGATGGATAAATTACTAGATTTTGTGGCCAATAAAGTCTATAACAAACAATTCACGAAAGACGATCTATTCAACGGGCTGCATGCTCCGGATGCAATCAACACTTTGCAGGAACAAATTATCTTTGTTGCTCAGGGGCGGCAAAATGAAGAATCAAAAAAGTTTATCGCGGAGAAGAATCGCTAACGGATGACGATTTTACTCCACAAAAGCAAAAGGAATATATGGATAAGTTATTCATGAATCTGATGAAAGAAGGCAAGGATCCTACAGAAATTATGGATATGCCATTCAACTTTATGCTCGAATTATTGAAAGAAAAGAATAAGCCAAAACAAGAAAAATCTCTAATCGCTGCATTCGGTGGTTAGGGATTTTTTTGGTATGCGGAAGGGAGGTTAATGGATGGAAAGGATTGAAGGCTTATCCATTGATCTTGACCTCAATTCAACCCGGCTGAATCGTGGGTTAACAGGCTTAAGAGATAAATTAAAGACAGTTAATAGTGAAATGAGAGCAAATTTATCAGCATTTGACCGCGGTGATAAATCAATAGATAAATATGAGTCTCGAATAACTGGTCTGAATCGTAAATTAGAGGTTCAGAGGGCTATTACCAGTGAAGCAAAAGAAGAATACAAGAAAATGGTAAGGGAACACGGTGAAGGGTCGAGACAGGCCGATAAAGCCGCAAGAGCTTATAACAACGAAGTGGCTTCTCTAAATAATTTGGAACGTAGCATCGAGAGGACAGAAGCTGAATTACGAGATTTACGTGAAGAACAAAGAATTGCGGAATCTGGATGGTCAAGGTTCGGCCAAGGGTTAGAACAAACTGGTTCCAAGCTAACTAACATCGGAAGAAATATGAAATCTGTCGGCCAATCGATGTCTTTATATTTAACGGCTCCTTTGGTTGGATTAGGAGTATTGGCTGCTAGAACGGGCATGGACTTTGAATACTCTATGAGTAAAGTTTCCGCGGTGTCTGGAGCCACAGGAGACGATCTAGAAGCTTTAGAAAAGCAAGCCAGGGATTTAGGGGCAACAACTCAATTCAGCGCCTCAGAAGCAGCAGATGGTATGCAATTCTTAGCAATGGCAGGCTTTAAAACAAATGACATACTTTCGGCTATGCCGGGGATGCTTGACTTAGCAGCTGCGGGCGCCCTGGATTTAGGGAGAGCGGCGGATATAACGTCTAATATCATGTCTGGCTTTGGAATTGCAGCCAATGAGTCAGGGCATGTATCGGATGTTTTAGCTAGAGCAGCATCAAGCGCGAATACAAACGTTGAGCAATTAGGTGAAGCTATGAAGCCTTTAGGACCGGTTGCCAAAACACTTGGGTGGAGTATGGAGCAATCAACTGCAGCTGTAATGGCATTATCTGATGCAGGTATCCAAGGGGAAATGGCCGGTAGTGCTTTTGCTACCTCTTTAGGTCGATTGGCCAAGCCTACCAAGGCAATGAAAAAGATGATTGATCAATTAGGTGTCAGCTTTTTCGATGCTAATGGAAACATGAAATCTATGCCTGATGTAATATCAGAAATTGAAAAAGGCACTGATGGCATGACTGCTCAACAGAAATCAGCAGCGCTAACAACCTTATTTGGAGCAGAAGCTTATAAACATTGGGCAGTATTACTAGATAAAGGGTCAAAGGATCTCGGGAAAAATACTGAAATGTTAAAAGGAGCCGATGGCGCAGCGGCTGAAATGGCAAAAACTATGAATGATAACGCAACCGGGGACGTTAAAACTTTAATGTCTGCTTTGAGTGAATTAGGTTTGCAAATTTATGACATAGTACAGCCAGCTCTAAGAGCCGTTATACAGGGTTTGACTAATGCAGTTAAATGGGCGCAAAATCTATCTCCATCATTGAAGATATTAACAGCTGTTTTCGCAGCAGTAGTGGCAGCTATTGGACCCCTCCTTGTTGCCGGAGGAATGTTTATTGGCTTTTTAGGCAATGCAGCAGTAGGACTTGCTAAACTTTTCCCTTCAATAGCACGAGCAGGCGGTTTGTTAAAGTGGTTGAGGTTGGGACTAGCAGCTCTTACGGGTCCTGTGGGAATTGTTATTGGGATTATCACCTTATTAGCGACCGGGTTCATAACACTTTATAAAAACTCGGAGACATTCCGCAATGGATTGAAAGAGGTAATTTCTACAGTAGTTTCTGCTGCAAAAAATATAAAAACCTTTTTCACTGGCATCTTGGGACTATTTAAAGATGATGGACAAAAAGGTCGAGATATCCTTAGCAGTCTAGGGTTCTCTGATAATACGGTGATGAAGATGGATTATATCGCTGAGAGAATTTCATCATTCCGCAATTATGTTAGAGATGTAATATCGGGGATAAAAGGCTTATTTAAAGATGATGGTGAAAAGGGTCGGACTATATTAAGCGGACTTGGATTTTCTGATAAGACAGTAGCAACTCTTGATAATATTGCAGAGAAAATTTCCCTATTTCGTTCTAATTTTATTGACTCATTTTCAGCCATTTTTAAATTCCTAAAAGGCGATAATCAAGGTGCAATGGATATATTAAGCGGTATGGGTCTCTCTGACAGTACCGTTCAAAAGATTAATGGAATTGTGGAAGGGATCAAATCTTCACTGAGTAAGGCATTTTCAGCCATTCTTAATTTCATTACCGGAATCTTTGCTAAAGTGTCAGATTTCTTTGAATCGGATGGGCAACAGATACTCGCGGCTGCTTCCAATGTATTTGGAGGCATTTTTAAAATTGTTGAAGTTTTAGGAACAGTGGTTGGTGCTGTTTTTTACGGGATCTTTAAAGTAATCCAATTTATCATGCCGGCGGTACTTGCCATTATAAAGTCAATTTGGGGCAACATTAAGGGCGTTATCACAGGGGCCCTGGATGTGATCATGGGCCTTGTCAAAGTTTTTGCTGGATTATTTACCGGTGACTTTTCGAAAATGTGGGAAGGCATCAAGCAGGTCTTTTCTGGGGCTTTAACTTTTATTTGGAACTATGTTCAATTGATGTTCTGGGGAAAGATGCTAAAAGGCATCTTATCTTTAGGAAAACTCCTAGTGAATGCATTCAAAGGTTCATGGAACAGTATAAAAGGTGTCTTTTCCTCAGTGATCGAGTGGATTGTAAACTTCGTGAAAAACCGATTCACTTCCATGAAAAATCAAACTAACACCCTTATGGACGGGGTTAAAAAGCTTATATCAACCATTTGGAATAGCATTTCAGGATTCTTTAAAACAGTGATTCAGGCAATTGTCGATTTGGTGAAAAATCGCTTTACCACAATGCGTAATACGATCTCTTCGATTTTCGGAAAGATCCGTGATACTGCGAAGGATATCTGGAATGCTATAAAAAACGCAATCTATAATCCAATTAAAACTGCAGTCAGCAATACGATCAATCGTTTCAGCAACTTTAGATCCGGGGTATCGGACATTTTTAATTCAATAAAAAATAAAGTTAAAGATTATGTGTCCAATATGGTTGAGACTGTTAAAGGCATGCCTCAAAAAATGTCTGATGGATTAAAGAAAACAGCAAGTAAAATCAAAGCCGGAGTCACTTCGGTAGCGAATAAAATGGTTGATGGGCTTGGAACAGGTGTAAATGGAGTCATTACAGGAGTCAATTGGGTAATGGGTAAGCTTGGTGTTCCTGATGATAAACAGCTATCCAAGTGGAAAGTCCCGCAATATGCAGGTGGTACAGGTGGACATCCTGCCGATGGTCCAGCTGTTGTTGGTGATGGAAAGGGTTCTAATGCTGGCTCTGAATTACTTATCATGCCAAATGGACAGCAGTTCCTTTCACCGGAGAAGCCAACTTTAGTGAACCTACCAAAAGGAGCACAAGTGCTTCCAGCTTCGCTGACAAAGCAGTTAATTCCACACTATGCATGGGGTACAGACCTCTGGGAAGGAACAAAAAAGGTCGCGGGTAATGTCTGGGGGGCAACCAAAAAAGGAGCCAAGAAGGTCAAAGATACAGCCGTGGATATTTGGAAGTATGCAACGAATCCGAAAAAGCTTCTTAACTTAGCAATGGAAACATTGGGGATTAGTGGACCTTCCGGCAGCGGCAACATCGCTAAGATTGCTAAAGCTGGATTTACAAAAGTGAAAGACACTGCATTTGATTTCTTGAAAAAAACATTGGAAAATTTCTCTGCATCGCCAAGCGGTAAAGGTGTGGAAAGATGGCGCGGCACTGTCATTCGTGCATTAGGGATGAACGGGTTGCCAACCACAGACGCTTATGTAAATGCCTGGTTAAGGCAGATTAAGACAGAATCAGGCGGTAATGAAAAGGCTGTACAGTCTATGGCTGTTAATGATATTAATGCCAGGACCGGAAATTTAGCTCGCGGCCTCGTCCAAGTAATCCCGCCGACATTTCGAGCCTATGCCTTTCCTGGCCATAATAACCAAATGAACGGTTTGGACAGCTTACTTGCCGGTATTAATTATGCAAAAAGCCGTTACGGTGCTACAAGCATGCTTAAATATATCGGTAAGGGTCATGGGTATGCCACAGGTGGATTAATCAAGAATGAAGGCCTGTATAAGCTTGCTGAGGGCGGCTGGCCAGAATGGGTAATACCAACAGATCCAAGCCGGCGAACTGATGCTATGAAGCTGTTGGCACTGGCTGGGAAGGATATTGGTAATAAGCGTCCTAATCAATTGCCAAGCTCAAGTTCAAGTTCTGCAGAAGATAACCTGAATCTGGCGAATATTATTCGTTTACTGCAGGAACAAGTAGAATTATTAACTGCAATTCTTGCGAAAAATCCTAATCTCTATGTGGACGGAATACCTCTTGCAAAAGTATTAGAACCGCATTTGAACAGAATGGGATTAACAAAAGTACAGGGATCAGATAGGGGGCTGGCAACATAATGTTAGGCATTACTTATAACGGTCGCCATTCTTATCAAGATTTCAAAATACCAATAGAGAGTCGTGATATTGGCATTGCAAGCAAACAGAAAAATTTAATCACTGTTCCATTTAGTAATATCCAATATGATTTCAGTGAATTGTATGGGTCGCAGGTTTATGAACCGCGGCCTTTAACTTATGTGTTTACGATTATGAACAAACAACAGCTGAATGTTCAGTACGTCCACATAATTAAGACAAAATTACTCAATTGGCTGTCTTCTACTCGAGGGAAGGTCAGGCTCTATGATGATGCAATACCGGGTTATTACTTTTTGGCTGAATTTGATGAGGGTGGCAGCTTTCAAGATGATTGGAAGTCGGGACTGCTTACGGCTAATTTTACTGCTTATCCATTTATGATTGCTGATCTTCCAGAAGGTAATGACATATGGGATAGCTTTAATTTTGAATTAGATGTATCACAGAAAGTTCGTTTTGATGTGAACGGCCAGTTGTCTATAAACCTGCTGAATGCAGGTACACCGGATGTTACGCCTCGAATTGTCACGTCGTCTGCCATGACTTTGAAGAAAGATCAGGTGACAATGCAGGTCCCTGCTGGCACATCTCAGAGTGATGATTTTACTCTTCAGCCAGGTGACAATATTATTACTATCACTGGTAAAGGCAGCATTGAGTTTGTGTATTATAAGGAGATGCGCTGATGTATAGAGTAACCATACAAAGTGATAATCAGACAGATGAAATTGAGATTCATAATGCTAAAGTGAATAATTTGAAATTACCTGAAGGGTCGATCAAAAAGGAAATCAACTTGATTGACTCTTTTGATTTTCGTATATATCCCGGAAATCCCGGTTACGGTAAGATTCGGCCTTTCAGAACTCTGATCAAAGTGTTAAACCTTAAGACAGGGAAATATGACTTCGAAGGTCGTGTATTAAAACCCTCAAAGAACATGGAGAACACAGGAGTGACAAGTACTGCTTTTACTTGTGAAGGGGAGCTTGGTTATCTGCATGATTCCCAGCAAAGGCATCTTGAATTCCGAGGCACACCGCGGCAACTGCTCCAAACTATCCTTGATTATCACAATAGTCAGGTAGAAGATTACAAGCATTTTCACATCGGTGAAATGGATGTAACAAATTCTACAGATAATCAGTACATTTATTTATCAGCTGAGACAACTACTTTTGACACAATCAAAGATAAATTATTGGATCGCTTAGGTGGAGAGATAAGAGTCCGAAAAGAAAATGGCATCCGGTATCTTGATTACATGAAGAAGTTCGGAGAAGTGAAAAAGACACCGATTCGTATTGCAAAGAACCTTTTAAGTATGAGCGTTGATGTGGATCCTACCTCTATCATTTCCCGACTTACTCCTTTAGGAGCTAGAATTGAATCGGAAAATCCAGATGCTACAGATGCTTCTGAAGAAAGGCTGTCAATTTCCTCAGTTAATGGCGGCAAACCTTACCTGGATGGAAATGCTTTGATTGAGGAATTTGGAATCCAAGGTGGCACAGTCGTTTATGATGATGTAACGGATGTGAATAATCTTCTTCGAAAAGGACAAGCGGATCTTGAGGCTCAAAAGACTGTCCTTACACAGTACACCATAGAAGCAGTTGATCTTTTTCTCATTGGATTAGATCCTGACAGCCTTGATGTTTATAATTCTCATCCAGTGTATAACCCGGTAATGGGCATTGATGATACTCTGAGGATAGTCGGTAAGTCAATTGACATAAATGGTCCTGAGAAAGCAAGCATCACAATAGGGGACAAAATGAAGAAGCTTTATGAATATCAAGCAGATGCAACGAGGGCAACAAAGAATATTGCTCGAATTGAGTCAAGAGTAGGGGAGCAATCACAACGTATAGGCACTTTATCGGTCGAAATAAAAACAGTTAATCAGAGTGTGGCACAAATAAACCAATCAATCATCGATAGTGATTTGCCTGGTATTAACCAAGCAATCATTGACCTAAACAAAGCAATATATGATTTGAATGATGCTGTAGAAGGTGTCCCTCTCTATGACAATGCAACTTCTGAAAAGTCAGGTCTTATGCCTGCTGCTGATAAAGCAAAAATGAATTTAATCTCTGTTAAAAGCCTGACAGATTTGGAACAAATGAAAATGGTCATAAGTGAGCTGCAGAAGAAATTGCAGCTTATTTCTGTTTTGCATCCACAGGATCTTGATCAAATGAATGAAAGAATAACTAATCTGGAAGGAGGAATAGCATAATGGCAGATATCAATGAACATCTAAATAAAATCAAAACTGCTGTTTTCGGACAAGACGTTCGAGGCTCATTAGTGGATGGATTAGAAGAAATAAATAAAGAAACTCAGTCAGCTACAGATCTTACAAAACACACTGAAAGTCGCCAATCAATATTGGAAATGAAATATAATGAGCAAATCGCTAATTCTACAGACATTACTGAAGTTAAGGATTTCCATGTGTCAGGTGTAACCGGAAAAGTTTTTCAAACAATGGGACAACGTGCTGATGAATTAGATGGCCAACTAGCCACAATAGGAGTCCAGGTTGAACCTTTTAAAAACGAACAGAATAGTTGGGCAGATGCTATTGAATCAGCAATAAATATGTCTTATAGAAAAACTATTCAATTACCACCGTATTTAATGGAATTAGATCGTCCAGTAAAGGCTATTAACGGACTAACTGTCTTAGGAAAAAAGAAAGAAACTTATATTACTTCAAAAATACAAATGGATTCAGCTTTTACTGCTTCAGATGATATATCAGATGTAAGTTTTGATGGGGTAGGATTTACTGGCGGGGTTATTGATGAAGGCCAGAAGGTTCCTAGAAGAAAAAGAACAACAGTTGAAAGCTTTGACACTGCCATACATTTCGCAGGTGACTTAATGCCTGGTGAGTCACATGCTGTCAGAAATATATCCATAAGTAATTGTGATTTCAAAAATATCGCTTCTTTGCCAGTCCTTCTCCAAGGCATTAGAGGATATGCAAGAATTATAAATAATGATTTTGATAATTGCTTAGATATTGGTTATACCCATTGTGAAAACGTGTTTTTTAATAACAATTCTGTTTCCCGCAGTGCAGATAATGGTGTCAGTATTAGTCGTAAAAATAAAAATATCGTTTGTAATGCCAATATTATCAATACTTCTGCATATTGCGGTATTTGGTTATCTGGTTGGATGGGAGGAGAAGGGAATAACGAATCTGGTCCTTCTAACTTTACGTGTGTAGGGAATATTGTTAATGATTCAGGATGGAACGGTATCCAGTTAGCTGATGCTCCTAAAAACGGTATCGTTTCAGGAAATATCATAAATGGTGTAAGAAAAGGACCGGTAGATGGGCCTGATGATGGAAAAGGTATAGGCATAGGTGTATATCCATATCCAAGTAGCACTTATCCGATTACACCAGAAAATGTAGAAGATTACGCAAGAAATATAGGTATCTTCAACAATGTAATTATGAATGCGGCTAGAGGTGGCATCTATATACGAGGTCTTTTAGTAGGTCAGTGCAGTCATAACATGATCATTGATTGTGGAAGTAATAAAAAAGCTGATGGATTTACAGATGCTGTACCACTCAATAATGAAAATTTCGGAATTTTATTAGATGTTAATTCAGGAATCACAATTCAAGACCTACTTGTTGAATCGAATATTATTATTGACAAACGAACTGATACCATGAAAGACGGAACAAGGATATTAAACTTCCCATTATTAATGGGCTATGCAATTCGTTGTACATTTAAAGGGAACAAAGCCTATGGCACAGAACACGTTATCACCGATGGATTGAAACAAGATGGTACTAATTCAAATAACATAGAGAACTTAATGGTAGCAATAGCTTCTAAAAATGCAGGAGCTAATAATATTGCTTTTACGGGAGCAGATGCTGAAGGTGAAATGAGAATGGGGATATTAAAAAGATATGGATTCCACCCTTTTATGGCTACTGCTTCAGGTATACCATTTGAAGTTTATCGGATGAATACAGTGTCAGTCATAGACCCTAATGCCACATATGAAAAACTTATGAAAATCGATAAAGAACCATCCAGTAATCAGCCAGCCCTTTTTCTAGGGAATGGAAATGAAAATATAAGGTTAGATATTGATCCAGTTAATGATGGGACAAATGGTTTTAGAACGGAGAAATATTTCACAGCTGCAGCGGGATTGAGAACCAATTCTTCCTATTTGAACGGTCTGCATATGGGTGGATATCGAATATTCATAGATGGCAGCGGTAATTTAAGATATAAGTTTGGCAAACCTAATTCTTCTAATGACGGCAAAATTATATTAACCATTGATGAGGGTGATGAATTGGTTAATCAGGGTGGACTCGCTTGTCAAAGCACTTATAACGGGGGACACTTTAGAATGGGGAATTTTCACATTTGGATTGATGCTTCAGGAAATCCCAGAATAAAAAATGGGAAGCCAACAAGTGACACGGATGGAAAGACAATACTTACACAATGATAAGGAGAAGATAATATGGCATTGCAATTACGGTATGAAGCTCCTAATGGAGTAGTAGCTGAAACAGCCTATGCGTATATAAAATCCCTAACTGAAACAGACGGAAGTATAGTATCTTTTCAGCTTTTTATTTATTATACAAAAAAAATGAAAGATGAAAATAAGGATCCATTATATACAAGATCTTTCACTTTTGTGCCAGACATTTTAGATGATTCATTAAACTATAGAAAACAGGGTTATAATTTCTTAAAAACAGAAGAACTATTTAAAAACGCTATTAATGTTTTAGAAGAAGGACAAACGCCGTTTAATTAGTAGTTGTATTTATAGGGAGAAGAAAAATTAAGGTTCAAATAAATGTTAAGGGGATTTCCATCAAAAGCCCTCATTTTAAAATTAACTACTTCTTAATTTTTATAAATTAATTCCGATATATGAATAGTATTTATTGAAATCCCAAGGAGATAGTTAAATGAAAGAAGAACACAAAAATTTTTTATTGGGTTTGGGTATAGGAGTAGGTATCCCATTACTAATCATTTTTTTAGTTGCTCGTATTTATTTCGGGTACTTAGATATTTTTGATGAAGGGTATTGGTATGATGAGTATATCGAAGCCGAAGAAAAATTATATGATTGCGAAACAATATATCAGGATTTAATGGTAGGCAAGCACGGAAGAGCTCTTCCGAGCATTGACTATAGTTATGGTGATTGTATGAGATTTGAAGATACAGCCAGAAAATACTATCTAAAGATTAATCCAGACGAAGAAAATTATGATTATGACTGGGAAGGTGAAGAAGACTTTTGAGGACCCCAAACGGAGTCCTCGAATTGTTTATTTACAATAAAAAAACAGGAGAATTATTCTCCTGTTATAGCTAAAGCTAAATCATCTATTGTTTGTTTTGCACCTTCAACGATTTGTAATAATGTCTCGCTAACAGGTGAGTTTAGATTAGTAAAAATAAATTCATAATAGAAAGTTGCAGTATAGTTTTTAAAATATGGGTTATTTGCAGCACTCGGATCATCTAGTGAGTGCCCATTAACTACAATCCCGTTCCCGCCAATAGAAACATTGCCCGAAAAGACATTACCGTACTTATCTGTTGCATAATGGTTTACAGTAGCGCGATGTCGTTTCTGGTTCTTGGTTAAATTTCTATGTTTATTCTCATTTATCAAAAAGGTTAAGTTGTTTAACCAAGGGATTGTACTAAAGTGCTAGCCAATTGGGAATCAGCTCAAGAGTATGTAATTCAAGATACAATTTGTGTTGGAGAAGATGAATCATATAAAGAGTTAGAAGAAGATGTAAAGAAATATAGAAAGAATTTTATTGAAACACTTAATTCATAGTGGTGTTTTTATTAATGTAAGTCACCCCGTTTTGGGTGGCTTTTTATTATGCCCAGAAAAGGTGGTGTTGCGATGGAAAATAATCTATGCCAGCAGCACGATATACAGAGAGATATTTTTGTTAGGGGGGATGGACATTGGAGGAGATTGATGTGGAAAAAATGGTCCAAGATCATGAGCAAAGGATCTTAACGCTCGAAAGGAATTACAGCGAAGTAAAAAAAGAAATGACAGCTGTCCAAACCAGTCAACTGGAGATCAAGGGAACTTTGCTGAAGGAGAGCCAAGAGCAAAAAGAATTGATCAATAAACAGAGGAAAGAACAGGATGCACTTTTCAAAACTCTAGTTGATCACACATTGGGAATCAGGAAAAACAACTCAAATAAAAAATGGGAATTGGCTCTTGCTATCTTTGGTGGCGGGGGTCTTTTTTATGGAGTAATTGAGATTATTCAAAGGTTATTATAGGAGGCGTTTAATTTGGAAAACGAAGTGATGAATCAAATTTTAATATTTACAACTGTGCTGGCGCCAATTCTTACTGCGCTGACTAGCTTAATTAAAAGCACGGTTAATATCCCAACTAATTTTATCCCGGCGGTTAGCTTGGGAGTAGGGATTTTAATCGGTGCAGCTGCTTATCCGTTCACAGATATGGACCTTATTCTCCGTCTGTGGGCAGGGGCATTAGCAGGTCTTGGTGGCACAGGAATTTATGAAGTATTTAAAGATCGCAAATAAGCTGCCCATTCGGGTGGCTTTTTATTTTATCTAAAAAAAGGGAGAGATTTTAATGACTGTAGCATTGCAGACACTTATTGATCGGTCGGTTAAAAATATGGGCAGTGGCATCCATCCAGTGGTGAAAGAGTCAGCTATTGAATTAATCAAGCGAGCGTATGACGAAGGTATCTTTGTACAAATTTCTGCCGGCTATCGTTCCATGACAGAACAGGCCAAGCTTTATGGTCAGGGAAGGCTTGGTTATACCTATAACGGCGTAAATTACAGTAATGTTGCTAAAGCCAAGGTGACAAACGCCAAGCCTGGCCAATCTTATCATAACTTTGGATTGGCTGTGGACTATTTCCTGGTTAGCGATGATGGCAACACAGCACTGTGGACGGTTAACGATAAATGGAAGCGAGTGGCTGCCATTGGTAAATCACTTGGGTTTAAGTGGGGTGGAGATTGGAAGAGTTTCAAGGACTATCCACACTTAGAGATGACTGGCGGTTTATCTTACTCTCAATTATTGGCCGGCAAAAAGCCAAATCTTGTTTCTAAGGTGAACGGCACTTCTGCACCAAAAGCACAACTAGCTTCAGAGGTTTCTAAGCCAGCCAAGCCTGCAACAAAAAGTGGAGATGCAAACATTAAAGCTTTTCAAAAGAAACTGAACAGCCGATACAATACAGGGATTGCAGAGGATGGGTATTTCGGTCCTGAAACATTAAAGGCTGCACTTAAAGGCTTCCAGACTGAGTTAAACAAACAATATAAATCAGGTCTTGCGGTTGATGGAAAGTGGGGACCTAAAACAAAGGCAGCCACTCCGACCGTCCGAAAGAGCGCAGAGGGGAATATCACATATATCCTTCAAGGCTTACTATACGTCAATGGTCACGATCCTAAAGGGATTGACGGTATGTTCGGAAGCAACACCGAGAAGGCCGTAAAAAGCTTCCAAGGTGCTCATAAATTATCTAAGGATGGAATCGCCGGCCCGAACACATTCGAAAAGTTATTCGCATAATATGTATAAGAATACCACCATAAACCAATAATAAATCCACACCATGGATTAACCTGCGCAAAAAAGCCCTGCTCAATTGAGTGGGGCCTTTTTGTATTTATAACTGTTCTACAGAAGTTATATCCTCAATCATTATCCGTTCAAAATCCTCTTCAAGCTCCAGCCTTAGGTATTTCATATAGTAATCCACCTTGCTGACTACACCTTCATGTGAGGTAAAATGACCGTCTTTCCATGTAGTTACCCTGATTAATTGAGCGTAATACAATGAGTCCATTACAACAATGCCAATTTCCTGTAATTCTTGCTCATCCAGGATAGGCTTCTCCACTTTTTTGTTTTCTTCTTTTAATTGCCTGAGCGCAGCTACATGTTCTGGAAGCATCATTCTACTTGATTCCCATTTCATATTAGACCCTGGAGTTAGTTTATTAATCACGCGATCATCTCCTTTTTATTCAGTATAATACAAACATTTGTTCGTGAACAACAAGAAAAAAATAGGAGTAAATAAAAAAGCCCCATACAAGATGGGACTCTTTCCTCTTATTTCATTTCAGTAAGAGCTTTATTCATCTGCTCTTCATTCGCTAAAGTAGAATCACTTGTAGCGGTCTCAGCACCACGATAGTTATATTTTGTATTCTGCAAGAAATCAAATGCAAAGTCTTGTATAGGATTGCTGTCGGAATCGTCATAATGATAATCAACTACAGAAGCTTTAAAGATGTTTTCAAGCATGTATTCATGGTTAGTAACATCTTTTAGGTAATTTCTGTCCTTATATTCTTGGATGATATAATTCTCAAATTCTTTAATTTCATCATCTGTTGCTTTGTAATCACGTGCATATGAAACAATTTCATCATGCTTTTCTGTGTTAGAACCATCTGTTGTTGCAACTTCTTTCACTTTATCTTCCCATGTGATAGGTTCTGCTTTTTCAGATTTCTCTGTTGTTTCCTCAGTTTTTGCATCCTCTGTTTCTTTCTTTTTCTCAATAGTTGGTTCAGTCTGTTTTTGCTCGTCTTTTGCTGTATCTTCAGTAGATTCATTTCCACATGCAGCAAGGATTAAAACAAATACGCTCATTCCAATTAGAAATAGTTTTTTCACGTTTACTCCTCCTCATATAAATCATCGACCTTGACCCCCAATATTTGAGCCAATTTAAACGCCTTATCAATTGTAGGATAGTTTCTCATATTTATCCAGTTAGAAATTTGTTGCGTGGATACGCCGATTTTATCAGCAATGAATTTGTGCTTTAAACCTCGCTCCTTGATCAAGTTTCCTATTAAACATTTCATGTGATCACCCAATAAAGGTATTCGCCAAAATAAGTTATATACCTTTATAAGCAAATTTGTTGTTTTTTATAACTTTTCTTATAAATACAAGCATCATTTAGGCGAATCCCCATACATTGAAGTATACACAGAAGGGGAGAGTGAACAGCATGGATCCATTTACATTCGGATTGATCGCTACGGGAACAATGGGTGGGGCATTGGTGGCAATATCATTGTTGGAGAAATCAGGGGTAGGTATCAATATGGAAATGCTGACAATCGCAATGGAGACAGCCAAATATGGAGGCATCCTGTGGCTACTAAAAGAAATGAGCCATCTGTTTTTATGATTCCAATCTTTTTCGAGGTATGGAATGCCGAGAAAAAGAGATATACAGAGTATATCTGTTGCTCCTTCATTGCACAGAGAAATAGTAGTCTCGGCCTTAGTGTCGCATAACATTGCATACTACATTGAATAGTTCACTTGATGCACAGTGCAATGAATAGGCCAGTGCAGTCTACATTGAACAATTCATAGAATAGGAGAGTGAAGGGAATGCTCGAATGGTTGGCCATACCCGCGGTTGTGGTGGGAGCAGCGTTTGTCCCGAAAAAGAAACTGACGGTAGAGGGGAAAATACAGCGGATTTTTGAAAATACTAACGCCGGCATTAAACAAGGAGACTCCATGAACTACCCACGGCTGCTCAATAAAGAGGATAAAGTGTCGCATGTAACTTACTCATATTCGTTGCCTTTAGGTATGCCAGCAGATGATGCGATTAAATTATTGCCCGCCATCAGGGATGGATTAAACAAGGAAATCGAAATAGAATTTACCGGAGTTCTCCTGATACGCGTCTTTAATAAGAAGCTGCCGGTAAGTTGGAAATATAAAGATGACCTGCTGCAGAAAGGTACATGGGAGGTACCAGTCGGCCGGAATCACTCAGGGATCCTTTATCATGACTTTGACAAATACCCTCATATGCTTGTGGGTGGAGTGACCAGGTTCGGAAAAACTGTATTTATTAAGGAAGCCTTTTACAGCCTACTGATGAACCAAATTGAGAATGTAGACTTTTATATCCTGGACCTAAAGGGCGGGATGGAGTTTGGTGAATATATAGGCATACCACAGGTGAAGGCTGTAGCTTCTGATATATATGAGTCCACAGAATTGCTCTCAGATGTTATGGAACAATTAAAGGCCAAACAAAGAGAAATGAGAGCTAAACGGTACAAGAACATTGTGGATACACCTATAAATCAAAGAACGTTCATCATCGTTGATGAAGGAGCGGAATTGTCACCACAAATAATAAATGGTAAGGAAGCAAAGAAATACGCAGCTTTTTGTCAAGCCGTTTTATCAGAAATTGCACGTATAGGTGGAGCACTTGGCTACAGGTTGATTTTTTGCACTCAGTATCCTACAAGGGAAGCAGTTCCTATGCAAATTAAAGCAAATATTGTAGCCCGCCTATCCTTTATTGCTGCTGAACAGGTAGGAAGCCGGGTCATATTGGATGATGTGGGGGCAGAGGACCTTCCGAGCATTCCAGGCCGCGCTATTTACAAAATAGAAAAGAATCGCACTGTCCAGGTTCCTTATATTGATGACAAATACATGTTCAATAAAATGGAGGAGAGAGCAGATGCAATCAACCATGATGAGAATCGAAAGCCTGCTAATGACAATCGACACCCTTGGAGCAGCCAAGATAAAACACCTGCAGCAAACCCACGACCTTAAAAGTTATCGCAATGCCTGCCGGGTAGTTAAACAGCTGCAGCCGTATGTAATCGAGACTTTCCACAACAAAGAGAAGGTGCTGTATCTTAATAAAGATGGCCGGGAGCTTATTGGATCCACAAGGGAAATGAAAAAGAATATGCTGCTGGATCATACTCTACTTTGCAATGACGCTTATCTGTATTTCAATTGCCCGATTGACTGGCAGCGTGAATGTCCTCTGGAAGCAAAGGAGCCGGTCGCTACAGGGTACGGAATCCAGTTCAAAGGCATTTCTCTACCGGATAAAAAGAAGGTCATTGCAGACGCCTCATTTACCCGAAATGGATACCTCCACTTAGTTGAGATCGATAACACCCGCGGCATGGCAGATAACAGAAAGAAAATAGATGCATACGTCAAAGTGCTGCCGTCTATCAAAGAAGAACGTGGCCTGGTCCCTGTCCTATATTTTTTCACACTAACAGAAGCAAGAAAGCGAAAACTAGAAGGCTGGATGAAAGAGAAAAATATATATGGCCAGGTCCACACTTTCTCATCGATCAGCTAAAGTTCTGCATGAAATCCACGTCAAAATAAAGCTTACTCATCAAATTGTTTACAATTCCGTGGAAATAAGCAAAGATGCCGTTTTTCATTTTTGCTCCAGACTTTATCTTCATGACAAATTCTTTGATTGCTCTGACTCCTATTTTTAGCTCCTGTTCACTATTAAAAGCCCTAGTGTTATCATAATGATCCACAACTCTATTATTCTGCTTAACAACCTTCCAAAATTCCTGAATAGTTTTGGCATCCGAATAGAAATAGCCAGCTAACTCTGCAAAGGTAGATGGTACCCAATGGGCTACAAAATTTGCTTTTTTGAATTGATCAGTAGATTTATCCATATCGGAAGATGAGGAAACAGTATTACGTTTATTTATATTTTTAATCTTTTGTTTTAAAGAAACAGGGGTTGTTTTAATGGTCGGACACTTCTCGGACTTTTCGGAAGGGGTCTTGCCGGACATTTCCTTTTCAACAGGTTGAATGATAATAGCATTAGCTGTCTGTAGCATATCCTTTTTACGCTTCATTGCTACCTGACGGATCATGCCCAGGTCTTCTAATTTTTTTACCAGGCGCTGCACAGTCTTATAGGATAATTCCATCTTACCCGCAATCGTATTTTTGCACATGTAGCTCACGCCAATTTGCTTGCAGCTGTGGCGCTTCAAAATTTCCAGTAATGCAATTAGTCTGCTTTGTACGTCAGCACGCTTAATAGACGCCCTGATAACGTCTCTGTAAGTACGTACAGTTTGATTCATATCTTCAATCTGAGTGAAGGAAGAAAGATTGTGGAAGGCTTCTTCATTTGCGATTACATCAATACGTTTTTTCAT